GGTGACAGCCTTCCACGTGTTGATGTCCTTCTGCGCCGTGGAGAGCGCCGCGCCGCGGAGCAGGCCAGAGGTCGCAGTCTTCGCCCACCGACCGATCTTGAGTTCGGAAGGCTGCGGCGTCTGCTGGAAGTACAGCAGCGCGGCCAGGTACTCCGGGGCCGTGGTGCCGAAGTCGGAGGACACTTCGGCGATCGAGCCGTACGACCGCATGCGCTCGTTGGTGTCGATCACCGGCGACGCGCCGAGCAGCAGCGCCGTGTTCAGGTTGGCGCCCTGAGCCGCCAGCGGCGACATATTGATGGTGACGTCGATCAGCCGCGAAACCGGCAGTCCGTTGGACATGTTGAACCCCTACTGGTCAATGTTGGTCGTGCCGGCTACCGGCGGCACCGAATCGGTGGTGTGCTGTACCTGGGCGGACAGCAGGTTGAGGACCGGGTAGGTCCGGGTGATCTTGCGCCGCAGGGTAAGCGTCAGGTCGTACCGCCGCACCCATTGCTGGTTGACGAACTCCGGCGCCGGGCGGACCTCGCTGGCGCTGACGAACTTCACGTCGCGCAGTGCCAGGTGCTCGCTGTTCTGCGGAATGGCCATGCCATCAGCCAGGCGCTGCGCATAGCCGCTCGCGCTCGGGCCGTAGAACGAGCACAGCAGTTCGATGTCCTGATGTCGGATGTACGTGTCGCTGCCGTCGCCGGCCGGGTCATGCTGGATCGCCGGGCCGGCGTCTGGCGTCTGGACGGTGATGCCGATCGCGCACCAGTTCGTGCCCGGCTCGGGCTGCTTCGGCACCGTCGGCTGCCAGCGCGGCCGGACCATCGCGCCATCGAGGCTGGTCACACCCGCAACGGTCTCCTGCAGCAGGTCGTCGAGCTCGTCGTCCTCGAGCGGCGGCGATGCGACGGCTGGTGCCAGCGGTCCGCCGGTTGCGCTCGTGTTGGCCATGCTCTACCCCGAGAGTGGTTTCAGTTCACAGGTGGCAGCGACAAAGCCGCGCCCGAAGTGGCTGTAATCGTTGACTACTGCGACGGTGTAGGTCCGGCCCTGCCAGATCACCTGGTCGGCGTCCGCGCCGTCGCCACCGTCGCGCAGCCGGAACGGCGTGTGTAGCGTGATCGAGCCCGTGATGCGGCTGCCGTCCGATCCGCGCGTCAGCACGTCGCCGGCGTCGCTGGTCACGACCGCCGCGAACGGTGTATCCGTCGGCGTGTTGGTGGCCCTGCCGCGGACGTCGATCGACTGTGTCAAACGTCGGCACAGCAGGCCGGTGTCCATGAAATCGGGGTCGAGCAAGATGTCCGTGACATCAAGGAATGCCATGGGTTACCCCTTCTTCTTGCTTCGAATGACGTACGTGATGCTGTTGCGCAACTGGCCGGTGTCGATCAGAGGCACGGTGCCGGTGCGCCCGCGTCGGCGGCGCGCGGCCAGCGTTGAGGCTTTCAGTTGCGGCGCGATGCCGCTGTTGATCTTGGCGCGCACGCTGTTCTGCGCGGCGAGCCCAGCCGATGCCATGCGTTTTTCCGCGCGCGGCAGATCGCCATCGAGAGCTGCCTCAACAGCCTTCTCCAACTGCGGCACCGTCTTCTCTTCGGCCGAGGCGACGCCGGGCACGAGGAACGGCCGCGCAGGCAGATTATTCGCGGGCGACCCGGTCTCTTGGATGTAGCCGATGGCGGCGTTGCTGAGCGGCTCGTCGTCCTTGCGCTCCGGTGCGCTGTCCGGGATTCCGACCAGCACCTGCTTATCGACGAGCCCGCTGATCGACCGGAGAACTTCCTTCAGCCGATCGGTCTTGATGAAGCCCATGGGATGCTCCCGATGGGCTGCCGCGGCTACAGCTGCATGCCGCCTGCGCCCATCATTCTGGCGAGAGTCAGGAACCGAACACCGTAGGTCGTCAGGTTCCACATACCGGCGTCGTCAATGGTCGCCGCGCCCGTGTCATAACTGGCGCTGACCTTGTCGACTGCCTTGGAAGAAAGCGGGCCTGTGACCTGGCCCGGTGTGCCGCCGACGGCTGCGGTTGCCTCGTCCCGCGCGCCCAGCACAAGGTGGTGCGCGGTACAGAGTTCGATGCCCTGATCGGTCAGAACACCCCAGCGGCAAGGGTTCACCAGGGACACCGAGACGGTCAGCCAGAAGTCGACAGTCGCGTCGGGATACTTCGTCTTGTCGGAGAACTCCGGAAAGTCGGCTCTGAAATCGTCTGGTGTCATAGGTGGTTGGCTGATGCCCCTTGCGAGGCATCATACCCAGTTACTTCTTGCCGGTCTTCGCCGCAGCGTCAGCTGCCGCCTTTTCGGCCGTGGCCAGTGCCTGCTCTCGCTGGGCCAGCGCAGCTTCCCTCTCATCCAGCGCTTCGGCACGAGCGTTCAGGCCAGCTTCGCGCTGTTCCACCGCCTGCTCGCGGTCGGTGAGGGTGCCGGCACGGACGTCCAGAGCATCCTGCAGCTCCTTCAGCTCCTTGGCCCTGCCCTCCAGGAACTCGGCGGCGGAGTCTAGCGCCGCGCGCTTCTCGGCCAGGTCGGCATCGCCTTCGGCACTGGGCGCCGGCTCTTCGCCGGTATGGGCCTTCGTGTACCAGTGCTCGGCCACATCGGCCGGCACCGTGTGGTTGCCTACGGGGAACTCGTGCTTCTCGTCCTTGTGGTGCAGCGTGAACGCTTTCTTTACGTAGATCTTCGGCATGCCCCTCTCCCTCAGATCCCGTCGCGGTAGCCGATCAGCTCGGGGTACACCACCTCGACCACACCAAGACGGCCGAAGTAGGTGGTGAGCTGGCGGATGTCGCGATACTCGAGCGGCGTGCGCTGCAGCGGCACCATCGGGAAGCGGACTTTGTCCTGTTCCTTGGTGTACGCCATCATGCGGTCGGCGTTGGCCGTGCCGCGTTGGTACAGCCACTTGAGCGGCTGGATGTTCAGCGGGCGTCCGTTGATCGAGTTCGAGATCGTGTTCTGCTTCACGTACTCGAGCACGCTGATGTTGCCGGCATCGCTGACCTTGCGGCTGACCAGAATCCCGAACTTGACCGGAGGCAGGCGCAACTCGGACGGGCAGTAGGCGTAGGCCGAGGCAGTCCAGACGCTCGTCAGCAGTTCGTTGATGTCGGCGACGATCTGGTCAGCGGTTGCCGTGGCCCAGTTGCCGGTCGCCGCATTCGACACGTTGGTCACGCCAGCGTTGTTCACCAAGCCGGTGACGCCCAGCACCGTGTCGCCGATATATACCTGCTCGTCGACGTCCATGTTGTGCTTCAACTGCATGCCGGTGAACTTCTGCTGATCCACCGGGCGGCCGAGCTTCTGGGCCGATTCCAGCTCGGGGATCGTCCAGCCGATCTGCATGCCCCACAGCGTCAGCGGGTTGGCCGTCTTGCCAATGTCCAGCGCAATGCCAGCGATCGCCGAGGCATCCTTGCCGATCCACGACTTGCCGTTCGGCGAGGCGCCGCCAGCGGCCGCGAAGCTGGAGTTGGTGAACGACGAGGTCTCGTCCGCGATCGACACGTCTTCACGCAAGTCGATGTCGCGCGACCAGGTGACCGATGCCAGAGGGCCGTGCAGTGTCTGGTCGAGGCGTTCCAGCTCGCCGATTAGAAAGGCGCCGGTGCTGTCTATCGTGCGGCTGTCGAACGTCAGCATGTTGTCGCGCGTGCGGGCGCGGATGATCGCCGGGGCGTTGACCATGGCGATGGCAGCCGCCGCGGCCATGCGCGGAAGGATGATTTTGCTCATTCTGGGTGACCCCTTAGATGTTGTAGGCGATTTCGACGTTGCCGTTGGCGTCGCCCGCGTTCATGAACGTGGCGCCAGTCACGGCAATGGTGTTGGCGCCATCAGCCGCCGCCTCGATGCCGCCGATCGGCTTGCCGGCAGCGGGCGTGGCCACGCGGACATACACTGCGCCGCCGATGGCAGGCGTGCCGGCGTTGTTCTTGACGGTCATGTAGCCGCGGCGCAGTACGTCCGCGACGCCGGTGGCGGGCGGCGTGGCCGTGCCCAGCGGTTCCGAGCCGGCGCCGCCGGTGGTGGGGTACGGGCGGACCAGCAGACCATAGACTGCCGCCGCAGTGTCGCCGCCAGCGATCGGCACAAACTTGCCGGCTGCGATCTTGCCGAACAGGCCGTAGCCCGGAAACGGCAGAGCCGAGTTCAGGATCTGTGCCTCGACTGTCGCCTGCGACTGGCGCGAGATGTCCCCCGGAATGCCCGAGGCCATGCGATACAGGATTGCGTTGCCCATGTGCGGGACTCCTTAGTGAGCGGACCGGTCGGCCCAGTATTTCCGGTTGGCAGCGTTGATGTCGGCAACGGTGCGCGGCTTGCCGAAATCCTTGGTCTTCGCGACGCTGTCATGCGCGCGGCCGTTGTTCTGGGCCTTCACCAGCTCGCTGGCACCCATGAACGCCGCGTGCACCAGCGCAGCGGGCAGCTTTTCGAAGTCCGCCGTCATGCCGCCCAGGAACGGCGCAATGGCTGTCTTGCCGGCGTCCGTCTTGTAGGCCAGGTCGAGCGCCTTGCGCTGACATTTGCACAGTGCGGCCGCGCGGTCCTTCGTTTCCATCTTGGCGTCCATGGTCGGAAGGCTGATGCCCGGTGCAAGGATCTCGGCGCGCGACGGGATGCTGGCCGCCGCGTCGCCGGTGTAAAGGTCGACTTCGGCCTGGTTCAGCTTCCCGGCCGTCTCGGCATTCGTCAGGTCGCCGTCATCGCCGGTCTTCCCTTCCTTTTCCTTGGCTTCGCGCGCCTTGCGCTCTTCCTCGGATTCCTCGTCGCGGGCCTCCATCTTGGTCATACGGGCGTCCAGCGCCTTTACGGTCTTCAGGATCTCGCTCAGAGCGTCGCCTGTCTTGGCCTCTTTCTCTTTGGCCTCCCGCGCTTCACGCTCTTCATCCGACTCTTCGTCGTTGGCCTTGGCCTCTTCAAGCGCCTCTGCCATGGCCGCCTCATCGCCTGCTTTAAAGGCGGTCATGATGCGGTCCCACACGGTGCGCTTGCCCTTGGGCTTGCTGTCAAAAGTCTTCATGTCTTCGGGTTCCTTATCGCCGATCGCGCAGCGCGGGCCACACCGGCCGCGCTCGACGAGGGCTACGTGGTTGACAACGATGTTCCGCTGTACCCCGCGGCCGGGTGATACCTGTTCGTAGTCGGCCTCATAGCCGAGGCTGACTTCTTCGATCTCGTCTTCCTGCACCGCCTTGATTGAGGCGGGATGCTTGATCAGCAGGTCCGCCACCAGCAGGTCGTCGGCCAAGCCAGTGCCGCGGCGCGGATTCAGCATCACGCCCTGGGTGAGCATGGCGAAGTTGGACGGCTGGACGAAGTCGTCCGGATGATCGAGCGTGACGTCCTTGCCCATGCAACTGGCCTGCGTCGCGTCGCGGAACACCTCTTCGGCCGTCCGGCTGATGCGGATCAGGCCGTCGGGGCCAGGTTCCACGGGCACCTCGCCTGGTCCGTACAGCATCTCGCCAGTCCGCGCGACAGGCACTTCCTCGCACAGCAGGAAGCCTTCCGGCGTCAGCGACCGCTTCGGGCCGAGCTTTTGAACGGTGAAGAAGCGCATGTCAGCGGTCCAGCAGGATTTCGCAGACGGCCATGACAAGGCCGGCGGCGATGGTCGGGAAAATGATCAGCGCGCAGACAATCAGTGCGGTGGAGACAGTGGCGGCCATGTCAGCCCTCAGGAATCACCGGTTCGGGGTAGCAGCGGCAACCGTAGATGCAGCCGGCGTGCGCCCGGCGGCCTGTTCGTTTATCCGCGATTGGCGGTTGGTCCCACGGGATGAACTTCCCTTCCAGCTCGCGGTGGTCCTCTCGCACATCACTGTCGTCGGCGGTCCGCCAGAAGTAGCCTGGCGAGCCCACATGCAGCGCGCGCGCCTCGGTGAGCGTCGACGCGGTGCGTGCGACCTCAGTGCGCGCGATCAGATCGGCACGGCTTTTCGCCACGTCGCCCGATTCCTGTATGGCCTTCGATATCTCCGACGCACGTGTGCTGTCCTCGATCCCTTCGATGGTCAGCTTGTGCACGCGCTTCGCGGCGTCGAGCGGAATGGACTTGATCAGCGTCACCTGCTCGGCCATCAAAGCCTGCATGGTGGCGCCGATGGGCGCGGTCCGAATTTCCTGCCGCAGCGCGCGGGAGAGGTCTGCTGCGTTCTGCATCCAGGCCGACTCATCCCGCCGGTTCACCTCGGTCAGCATCTCGGCCGCGGCGCGCTCGGCCCACGGCGTCAGTGCCTCGGCGTACCGCTGCAGCAGCTGCTCAATCGTCGGCAGAACGCCGGGATCGCCAGGCGGAAAGCCATTGACCAACACGCCCACCTGCTGGGCGACCTGTCGGAGCTGCGTCCGATACACCCTTTCCGGTCCGCTGGTCCTTACCGGATTGCGGCGGCGTCTCCGGTCCGTTGTTCGGGTCATCAACATCAGGCAGTTCCATCTCCGGGACGGGCGGCGGTTCGTTCTCCGCTTCCTCGATCGCTTCGTCGGTGATGCTGGTGTACACCCCGGTAACGTGGCTCGACTGACGCAGTTCCTTCATCGCCGTCGGCTTGTCGATCAGGTCCGCGTCATAGGCCGCCACCACGGCGTCTGTTGTCGTCTTGGCGTTGGTCGCCTTCTCTGTGTCAGAAAGCTGCCACAACGAGCGGAAGGCGTAGGCGAAGCCCTCGGGAAGCGCCCGGCCGAGCACAGATCGCCCGAGCACGTCCATCAGACGTGTCACAGGCCGGCGCAGGCGCCGTTCCTGCTGCTGGTTGACGTTGTCGTAGTAGGTGCGCAGATCTGACTCGCCCGACGAGTTCAGACCTGCAGGCGACTGGCCGAACAGGCGCACCAGGGGAATCTGCAGCGCGCCGGATAGCTGTTGACCGAACTGCATCAGCACGCTGTCGAGCCCCGAGAACTGGTACGTATCTGTCTGCATGTCGTCGGCCGCATCGACGAGCGTCATCCCCTCGTTCGACTGGAACCGCCGGATCATGTCGACGTTTTTGATTAACGCCTCGAGCGCAGGACCGCCCATGGCGATGACTTCGCGCAGCTTGTCGACCTTCAGCGTGCGTAGATGCGCCTTGTAGACGAGCTGCGCGGCACCGATGGTCGTGCTGTCGAACGCCACCAAGCGATCAATCAGCCGCTCAATGACCGATTGGCCCCACAGGTTCTCGGCGATCTTCTGCCAGTACGGCAGGTCCACGCCATCGATGCGCAGCACGCGGCTGTAGTGGATGCGCTGATTTTTCAGCGCCATGCTGTCGGCCACGACGTCGTAGTACTTCGGCATGCCCAAGTCCGGGCCCAGCTCGGTGACCAGGTCTTCGAGCGTCGGCTGCACCATCCAGCGGTCCAGAACCAGCAGGCCCTTGAACTGATCTTTGCCAATCGATTTCGGATTGAGCGGTGTCGACGGGTTCTGCCCATCGATCAGCATCACCGCAAGCGCACCGCCGTACAGCCGCCCCCACTTGATCGTGTCGCAGATGCGGTCCCACAGCGCCATGTCCTCGATCGCGGCGTTCAGCTTGTCCTTGTCGTCGGGCGGCAGGTCCGAGCCAATCTCGATACCGGCGCGGGTCATGTCCTCGGCCACCACATCGACGGCCTGGCCGACCACCCACGACGACCGGTACATCGCCTCCATCTGGATGCGATTGCGGCTGATGAAGTCGAAGCCGTAGCTGTACTGCGATGCCTGGTTGCTCGTGCCCAGGCCGACGCGCGCCTCGAAGTTTTGGAAGCTGTCTCCGCTGATCCAGCGCTTCGCGTTGGCGGACGCGGCCACGTTGGCCTTGTGCGCCCGAGTCTGCGCTTTGCGTTGATTGCGGTTCATTGCTGTCCGAGTTTGGTCCAGATGTCCATCGAGCGGCCGCCGGCCAGCATGTCGTTGATCGCGTCCACCATCGGATCGATCTGGTCGTCGTGCGCGTGTGTGTCGTCAGGGGTGAAGGCGTCGCATTCCTGCGTGAAGTCAACCACCCATTCCGCCACCTCGGGGATCATCACCAGGCCGGCATCGATGTAGCTGACCACGTCCATGACGCGGGTTAGCTTGTCGCGGTTGCGTTCGATGCCGTCGACAGGGATGCTTCCTGATGCGTGGATGTCCTGGATCAGGCCGGTACCGCTCGCCTTGTCCTCGATCATCATGCGCACCAGCGGCGCGCCGAAGTGGACGTCGTACGGCAGGTGCTTGTTCCAGAAGTCGATCGCCTTCTGTCGCAACTGTGGGGCAGTCCACTTATCGCGGATCTGGTCCAGCAGGTAGATGCGACCGTTCTTCCCGTGCCCCCAACACTGCAACACGCTGTAGTCGTTCCGCTCGGCGGTCTTCTGCGCCGTGTCGGCGTAAATGACGCGCTTGTGCAGCTCGGGCACCACCGAATAGCGCCCGAAGTTGGCGCTGCGGATGATGCCGCCACCCAGCGGACTGGGGCGCTGCATGTACTGCCCGCTGAACACGTACCGGTCGGCCTTCTCGCTGGCCAGCAGGTCGTCGAGCGGTTCCTTGTAGGGCCAGTAGCTGAACCGGCCATCTGCATCCTTCTCGCCAAGCTCAACCATTGCGCGGATGCGCTCGGGCAGCGCCTCGACGTACTCGTCGGTGATCAGCGCCGGGATCTCGATGAATTCCCAGTCGCCCGGCACCTTGCCGGCCTTGATGAAGCCCGTCGGGTCTTCCTCGGCCAGCCGCTGCATGATCACAATGATCGGCGTGTCCGGGTTGGCCTTTCGGCTCTTCACCGTGGACAGCAGCTTGCGGTTCGCCTTGTCGCGGTTGGGCTTGCTGTAGGCGTCATCGACCTTCAGCGGGTCATCGATGATGATGGCGCCCTGCCATCCCTCGGTCATGTGGCCGGCGCGGAAGCCGGTGATCTGGCCACCAAGCGACACGGCATACACACCGCCGGCCTTCTTGCCGTCGGCGATGACGTTCCACCGCTTCTTCGACTTCGCGTCCGGTGCGATCGACAGCGGCCACAGCGCCTGGAACTCGTCCGACTGGACGATCTCGCGCGCCGTCTCGCTATTCAGCAGCGCCAGGTCATCCGAATACGAGATGTGCAGGAACCGCGCGCGCGGGTTCACTGCCAGGCCCCGGGCGATCAGGTTGATCGCCACCAGCTCGGTCTTCGACGAGCCGGGCGGGACGTTGATAACGACGTTCTTCAGCTCGCCATCGATGACACGCTGCACCGTGTCCGCGATCAGCACATGGTGCCAGTTGACGCGGAACTTGATGCCCTGCCGGTGTTTGAAGAAGTACCGGCTGAAAAACAGGTGATCGCGCTCGCATTTCGCCTTCAGGACGGCGCGCTCGACAGACGGATCAATACTCGTCTTCGAGTTTCGCGAGAGCGGCTGCGACCTGTTTTTCATCGACGACGGTGGTTCGTTGCTCGACCGGCCCGCCGTCTTCCCCTGTCAGCTCGATGCGCTTCGGCGTTTCCTTCCACCCGGCCTGCGTCTTCATCCAGAAGATGGCCGCAGTGACTGCGCCCTTGCCCGTGCCGGTGGCTTGCTTGAACAGGGCCTGCGCCACTAGGGCGTTTGTCTTGTCCTTCGCTGTGTCCAGCTCCGCGCGGAAATGCACCCGCAGCGTCTTGGCCGTCATGGCCTTGCCCGTCTGCGGATTCACGATGCAACTGGCGATGTACTCGTGCGGCGCGCCGAACCCGGCCAGCGAGCTGACCAGCTTCCGGTCTGCCTCGGTGGGCGTGAATGGTTTGCGTCCCGCCATGGTGATCGCGCGATCCCGCGCAGAAATATCGATTAGCCCGCTGCCAATCGCTCGCGATAGCGCCGGGTGGCAGATCGGAAATAATGCCGCTTGCGGCAGTTAGTACATCCGGGCGTGGATTCATCGCGGAGGCATCCGCAGCCCGCGCAATTTAGACCTCGATAGGATTCGAGAGCCTCATCCAGCTTTCGACGCTTCTCCGGAGCCTGGATAGGTACAAGGTCACGTAGCCGCGACATCGCCTGCCCCTTGGTCACCTCGATCACATATCGATGCTTTCGATTTTCGGTCGCACCGGGCCGGTCAGATCTACGGTACTCAATGCCAAGAACTTCGAAGCAGCGTGCGGAAAATTCGATCAGCGCGAGATCGGTGTTCGTGATGGTGACGACGCGAACCTGATGCGCTTTTCCGTTCGGCAGCTTCGTCTTCCGGTAATAGACGCAGCCTTCGCCGTCAATGAATCCTGCCAGCCATGCACCAGCTTGTTCTTTACTCGGAAACGTCATCGCTGTAGCCGTCGAAGAGTGAGTCGTCAATTTCGACTGTACCGCACGCTTCGACTGCTTTGCGCCAGTCCCCCTTGATGAAGACCAAAACATTTTGATGAGTCTTCCCCAGCTTCCGGCTGGCCGCGAACTGCTTGCCCGCGCGGATTGGGGCGCTGCCCAGCGCGGTCAGCAGAATGGCCTCGTTGTACAGCCGCATGCCGGCATCGATGAAGGCATCGACCGTGTCCGACACAAAGTTGCGATACGGGCCGGTACCGCGCTTCTCGCGCACGTCGCCGACCACGAAGCAGGCGAACCGGTCACGCTTCAGCAGGCTGACGGCGCCGACGATCACCTCGCGGTAGGCCTCGATGAAGGCCGGATAGTCCATCGTGGACAGGTCCGCCGGATCGTCCGAATACCGTTCCAGGTCTGCATACGGCGGGCACGAGAACAGGAAATCGGCCTCGACGTCGTGCAGGCGCCGCGCGATCTGCTGGCTGTCACCGACGTGCCACGCAGGCGCCGGGGCCTCGGTCTGCACCAGGTGCAACTGGCCGCGATTCGCCTCGACCTGTTCGGCACGCAGTTCCATGCCCACATACGGACGCCCGAGGCGCGCCGCGATGATGCCGCGCACGCTGCCGCCGGCAAATGGGTCCAGTACCA